TTCATCAGATTTTACTAAATTACCTAATATTAACTCATTATATTTAGCTTCATAAAGCTCGTTAACCTTCATAACATCGTCATCGTTTGACATGTCATATTGATTTTTTAAACTCTCTGCATAAGCTTTTAATTCTTCAGAATATTGTTCTCTTAACTCATCAGCTTTCATTTGAATAATAGGATCATTTCCTATAGCTTCAGCATATCCAGCGTCAATAGTTTCTTGTATTTTAGCTCTTTGTAAAGCAGCTTTTTTATTTTCTATAATTTTTAAATCACCTTCTTGTCCTTCTTCTATATCATATAGTTCAAAACCTTTTTCCCAAAAACTAGCACCTTCTTTAGTTAATTGTTCTAATTCGTTAAGATCAAGATATTGTTTATATTGATCTATAGCTGCTTCGGTAGGTGTAACCTCCATTGACTGCCCTTGTATTATTTCTGCTACTTCATCATCATTTGCTCCTTTAAATACAATTTTAACATACTCATCGTCCATCCAAGTGTCTAATCTAAAACCTCTATCAACTAAACTCTTGTTGTAATCTTTTTCTAATTCATCATAACGAGGTGCAAATAACTTTTGAATTCCTCCTATCCTTTTAGATTCTGCTCCTACTCCTTGAATTAAATCTATACTTTCTTGTGGTGTTTCTCCAGTAGCATAAACCCATTTTCTAAGTTCAGTTTCATCAAATCCATAATTATCAACTGCAGCTCTTATAGCTTCTTCTATTTTTTCGTTTGCTTCCCCATCAAAACCCTCTACATTTGGATCAAGGTTTAACTGTGTTACGCCTTCTAATAAAGTGTTTTCAACAGCTCTTCTTTCTAAGTACTCTCTAAATTTTGTAAAATCTTCTCCGGGATTTTGTGCTAAAAATAGTTTTTCAAGTTGAGCCATTTTTTCCTCATCTACACTATCTTGATAAAACCAATTTGTTGTTCCTCCCCATCCTAAAATGGCATCTTGTCCCGTTATTAAATCTTCTGCTGTATCTCTAAAATCTTGAACTTCTTTTACTTCATATAGTTTTACACCAGTAGGAGTATTTTTTTTAAGAGTCTCTATTTCTTCAGTTAAAGCTGTTATTTGTTCTGCGTTTTTTACAGGATCTAATTTTAAATTAAGTAATTCTTTTTGTTTTTCTTTAACTGTTTCTACGTGTTCAACTAATTTTTCTTGATAATAATTTGGGTTTTTTTCTTCTTTGTATCTTCTTTCGTCTTCAGCTTCATCTAAATAATATCTAGCAGTAGCTTCATCATAAGATTCGTCCATGCTTTGACCACCAAACCAGTTGCCTAGAAAGTTTTTTACAGCATTTGCTCTGTTTCCTAACCCATCTATAATTTGATCACTCCAATTACCAGCGCTTTCATCTGCAAATTGCCACTTACCAGCATTGGTTAAAATATAACTATTATCTTTTAAATACTTTTCTTTATCTTCTACAGATAATTTACTATAGTTGTCCCAAAAGGTTTTATATTCTTCTTGTTCATCGTCGTCTAAATCTCTGTAAACATCTATATTAAACTCATTACCTTTAGCACCTGACACTTCTTTATATACTTCATCAACATGCTTTTCATATTTAGCTCTTTTCTCATCATCACTTTTTTTAATATCATCTAATCTATCCTTTTCTTCTTGTTCTAGTTTAGCATTGTGTTCTGAGATTCTTTTATTTTCAGCATCAATTATACCTTGAGTAGAATCAGGATCTAGTATTGAGCTGAGTTTTATTTGAGTTTCTATATCAGGATCATTACCAGTGTATTTTTTAAAAAACGCTTGCACAGCTTGCTGTTGATTAAGCATACCGGCCAACGTATTAACACCTTGATTTATCTCTTCTTCTGTTAAATTAGGAGCATATTTATTATACAGCTTTTGATAAACCTGCATTTTATGTAATGTATCCATATAATTTTATTTTAAATCTTAACTACCGTCACCTTCAGTATTAGGAGGAGTAGTACCACCTGGTAAAGTTTCAAGTACACTATCAATAGTATTATCAGCAAGATTAGTAACATCTATATTAACTCTATTTGTAGGATGGTTTTGAATTGCCATTGTATAAGATTGTGCTTGTTGTTCTAAGTATAGTTCTTTAAAAACCGCTAATTGATCTTCTGTTAAATCTTCTTTTGTACTCCAGTTAGTAAATACATCACCCCATCTAGTTTGTAATTCTTCAACACTAGAATTTTGATCTCCAAACACTTCTCTTAATTTAGTTTCATCATAATTTTTAGCTAAATTTTTAGCCCAAGATTTACTCATTAAAACTTTATTCCAATAAGTTCTAACTTGACCATCAAGAATACCACCTTGAGAACCAAAACCAAAATTTTCATTTAATGTTTGTGATACACCTAGTTTTATATCTTCTTTTACTAAATCTTTATCTATAACCCCAGCATAATAAAACCCTCCTTTACCATCACTATATTTTATATAAGAACTAGAGGTTGGTACTCTTTTACCATCTGTGTTAGTACCAAATTTAATATAATTTTCTATATTTGTTATTTGACCACCACCAGTATAGTTACCATTATCATCATATGTAGCTCCTTGTATTATCTCAGTATTTTTCATTACATTACCTTGATTTACACTAGCTGATTGAGTGTTGTTAAATAAAGAAGCTCCACCTGGTCCTGTAGCAGCTTCTAACTCTTTACTGTTTATAATATATTCCCCTGGATTATTATTGTCATCACCTGGAAACATACTTTCTGGTCCTTTAAATACTATGTCTATACTTCCACCAGCTCCATCTCTCATTTCATAACCATAAGGTTCTTTTGCAAATTCACCAATACCTTGCATTATACTAGATACAGCCATTAATTCAGGATTTTGAGACTCATCAAAATTTTCTATAGACTGCCAATCTAATTCAGAAACCAATGTTTCTAACATAGATTTTACTTGCTTTGGTTTTTCTTGAAGTTTAGCTAGTTCTAACTGTAACTCTTCACAATTACCATCTACTTTACACTTTGCATTGGGTCCTTGAGTTGCTATTGTTAATTCACCAACTTTCTTACCTGAACCTTTAAAATAGTTTTCTACTACACCTCTACCATAATCAGTAAAATCATCAGGAGATGCGCCTAATGTATCTCTAACATGTTTAGCAGAAGCTGTACTTGATAGTTTAGAAATTAATTCTCCTTTCTTTTTCTCCGCTTCTAAAGCCTTCGCCTTTTTATCAGCTATTGTTTTTGCTGCTCCAGTTATATCTTGCTGCATTTGAGAAAATGCTGGTTGTTGGGATACGTATGTATATTTAGGATTTCTATATGACATTTTATTTTTTATTTTATTTAGTCTTGACCACCATCGCCGCCGCCGCCGCCATCACCGCCGCCGCCATCATTACCACCACCACTTGAAGATGGAGGGGTATATGCACTGGCTAAACTTTGTGATATTCCACCAATCATACCTGTTAACGCAGATGTTTGATCCGCCGCTGCTTGAGCAGCCATCATTCTAGCGTTATCAAGTTCCGCAGCTGTTCTATCAATTTTAGCTTGTTCTCTTCTATCTTTTTCTCGATACTCAAATAATCTACCTTCTGATTCAAGAGATTGCATTCTTTGAGCCTCACTCATTTCTATACCTTCTATTCTAGCTTGCTCAGCAATTCTTCTATTCTCTAAGCTTTCCTCACCTTGAGCTCTAAGTTTTTCATTAGCAACTTCTTGTTGTTCTATACTAGCAGCAACTTCTTTTTTACTTTGTTTAGCAGCTTGAGCTAAAGCAGTTGCACCACCAGCACCAGAACCTGTAGCCATTAAAGTATCTAAAGTATTTGCTAAACTAATGTCAGCTTGTTCTATTTGCATTTGAGCAGCTTGAGTCGCAACAGATAAGTTAGCATAAGCATTAGTCATTTGACCCGATCTATCAGTAACCATACCAGCTAAGTTGATCTGATTATCATAAGGGTTTATAATTTCTTGACGATTATTTTCTAAAAATTCTAATTTTCTTTTTAATCTTTTCGCCTCTCTCTGAGCTTTTCTTTTTGCTCGTCTTGCTGCGCCGCCTCCTAAAATACCTGATAGTAAACTACCGCCTATTCCTATTGCTGCTGATACTGGTTCTATTGGCATAATTATTTCATTATAAATTCTGAGCTGACTGCAAATAAAGATTTGAGTCCTCCATTATTAGTTGTGTTGTCTGTTTTCATTGTTACTGTAGTAAAATATCCTTTTATACCACTGGTTTGATTTCCCCATATAACTTCACCTGCCATGGGAGTAGCTGTATTATTAGGTATTACTGCGTAATATTTATTTTGTTTTCTATCGAAACCTGCTCGATAGTTTATATTATCTTCTGTGTATAATCCTTCATCATAACTATATATTTTATTATAAGCTGCATTTGTAGCTTGGTCAAAATTACTTAACCAGTTACCCACAGGTGTAACAGAAGCGTTTTGTCCTGTAGAATCTGATACTAAAGATGAAACTTCCCAACCATTACTACCTTCATAATTTATAGTTTTAAAGGTTTTTATATTGTTTGGTTGTGGATTAAATATAAATTGTATTGATGATGGAGTTTTTGTACCATAAAAATTATTTCTATCTTGATTTGTATAGTGTGCGTATAGTTTTGATACATTACTTTTTGTTTTAGTAGAATAGAATTGACCTCTTGCACTAAACATTGTATCTGGATCATAAGTAAAGAAACTAGTCCACCCAGCATTTCTTTCATCAAACGTTAATGTTTTATAGGTGCCACCATTAAATCTACCAGATGGTTGTAAAGATATAACATAATTTTGATTATAAACATCGTAAGAACCTACAGCTGCACCATTAACACCTAAAGCAGATAATTGATCTCTAAAGAAATCCATCATACCGGCATTAGATATTTCTACTATTTGACTTCCTTGTATCTTTAATACTGCGTTTCTATCTTTATCAATAAAATACTTATTGTAACCATAGGTAGCAAATGATTCAGGGTTTGTTCCTATACCCCAATTACCTAGCACAGGTGATATTTGTCCTATAACAACTCTACCAGTTGTAGTTAAACCAACACCTTCTGCTGTAAATATAGCGTCTTTATCTATCAATGCTATGTTTACTTTTCGCTCTTGGAATATAGTTAAATTAGTATCTTCAGCAAATAGTTTCTGTATACTTCCTCCTATAGGATCTACACTTCTAGTTATTTCTTCTGCTATACTAAATTGATTTGTATCATTTATACCTGTTCTAGAATTAAATATACCAGAATAGATTAAACTATTTTTACGATGCTGTTGTCCATCGTTATCTTCTACTATATAAGCTTTAACACCGAAATCAACTGAAGTATTATTGTAACCACCTCGTATTCTGGATTCTTCTATATACCAATCATAAGTTGTATTAGCTGAAATAGGTGACGACCATTGAGGATGTGCTCTTGCTCCTTCAAAGCTTTCACTACCTGTAGCGTTTATTTCTGGAACATAAGGTATACCTTTAGCGCTACTACTAGCTACTCCATCTGCATATATTCTCTTTAAATAAAAGGAATTAAAATAGTTTACATTTACAGTTAAAGCCATTTATTATATTATTACTTGTTTTTTTAATTAATTACTATGGAGTACAAGGTCCATTGTTAGAACAATAAGCTCCTCCTGAATTTCTACACATACCATCTTTAAATTGTACTTGTATTTCTGCATTTGCAGCTCTATCACCTGATAAAGGACTGGTTATTAATCTATATTCACCTAGTTGATCAAACTTGTATCTATACGTAACTGTGTTTGTATTGTTGTTAACTACTACTGCTATAGCTTGAGGATTACTAGTGGCTGTTTGATTGTTAAAATTACTTTCAACTATACTAGCTATTTGATTCCAACTACTTCTACTATTATAATTATTAATATTAGGAGGTGTAAAAGTTCTATGTTGAATTATAAAACTACTATTAGCATCTCCTGGGTTAGAATTTGGTGTAGATGTCATAGTTATTTCTATTTCAATAGTTCCTTGGAACAACCAAGCTTTACATGTATTACCACCGCCTGTAGCTTGATATTCTTTTTGAGCATTATATATTAAACTAGGACTACTAGATAGTACATTGCTTGTAGCTATATAACTATTTAGAACATCACCCCATATCCATTCACCAGCATTACCAGCTCCTACTAATTTAGCATTTGTTTGTCTACCACTAGCAATAGCTTTTGGAGCAAAAGGAGTTCCTACATTTACTGTTATATTTTGAGTAGCACTTAATGTACCTGTTCCATTGTTAGCGTCTCTTAATGTTGCGGTAAAAATATACGTTGTTTCATCTACCAATCCTGATGCTGTTATTTGACCAGTAGTAGGATCAATAGAAAAAGTAGAATTAGCCGCGGGAGACGCAGCAATATTACCAATTTCCCAAGTTAACTGTTTATATCTATTTTGGGTTCCATCAACTACTGTAGTATCAGCACTTCCATTTAAACCAAATAATTGTATAACATTTGGTCCGTCTGTACTATCCATAGCTACTGTAAAATTTGTTGCTGATCTTGCTGAGTCACTATATATACTAGGAGCTGCATTAGTTAAGGATAATGTTATAGCATTGTTTAATGAATCTGTATAAGTTGTACCACCACCTGGATCCCAAGTTGTATCTAAGCTTATTATATAAACATCAGTAGATGTTGAGGTATCTCCATACCAAAATTTCTTTTTAGCTCTTATTTTATATTGACCAGCTGTACCTGTTTGTGCTATATCAAAGTAATCACTTATAGGAGTTAATGCTTGACTAGTATTTGATTGTCTAACAACTTTAGAAATAGTAGGTGTTAAACCTGTATAGCTATTTATTTGAGCCCCTGTTCCATTAACAAAATAAAAAGCATCTCCAACTTGACCGTTGACTCCTATTGTTTCTGAAAAAGTACCTACATTATCTGTTATAGCAACAATACCATTATAATTTGTTTCTATCATAGAATTAAGTTGCTCTAATTTACCACAAAGAGTAGTTTCCCAAAATATATCTAATAAAGAAAACACTGGTTTAGTTTCAGCAACTGATAATATTGGTTGCATTGTTCTAATACCATCATTATAATTAGTGTCATGCTGAACATCGTTTCCTGCAGCAGGAGGAGTTCCTAATAAAAAAGGACCACAAACAATTGCGCCAACAGGATTATTGTAATTACTAACTTGACCAACTTTCATTATAAAAGGGTTTTGATCAGCTGCGTAAAAAGAAGCTTTATCAGCTACATCTCCCCATGGTATAGAACCAGTTGGCATATTTTTTACAGCTCCGTAATAATTTCCACTTCCATCAACTAAAGGTTGTTGAACAACCTGAACAGTTGCTCCATACTCACCTTGAAAACCAGCAGGTCCTAATATTCCGTAAACTCTTTCGTTTCCAACACTTTCTATCAACGCGCCGTTTACAGATGGATTTGCAGGCATTTGAAATCCTACAAAAGGAACAGCCGCTAATTCTGTTTCTTTTACGGTAGATAAATTTAAAACATTTTGAACTAATTGACTTGGATAATATTGTGTGTTTCTTACACCAGTAACTGTGTTTTGTTTTGCGTTAGGATTATTAATTCTAATATACAATAATTCATCACTATTATATTCTTCATCTGTTGGTCCTACTGCTTCTAAATTTCTAGGTATTTTATTTATATTATCACTTAATACTGTTGAAAAGAATATTTTATTTCTTTCTGTTTCTATAGGTTGAGTTGATGGATAAACCTGTGATCCAAGTGTGCTATAAGGAATACCGTCCCATACTCTATTTTGTATAGGTAAACCATTTACAAAACCAGGTAGATATACATTATAATATTCTTGTTCTTGTTGTTTAACTACAACTTTATAACTATACCAACCTAAAGGATTAGCTGATCCAACAGCTGTAATATTAATTTCACCACTACCATCTCCCCCAACAATATCTATAGTTCCAGTTGAATATCCTTTACCTTTATTTACAACCGCATATGAAGTAATAGGTCCAGTAGTACCTCCACCACTAATACCTGTTACTCTAATTTGTCCTCCTCCTGTTCCTGCTAAATTATATGTTTTATCAACCTCAAAACCATCATCACCATCAGTTAAAGTACTAGATATAATACAACCTTCTTCTTGATAAATACCTGGTTGACCAGGATCTGTTCCATTACCAAAAACATTATCTATTGTTACTGTTAGATTTTGACCTATCCAGTCTAAAACAGGCACATCAGTAGCGTCACTTGAATTTCTATATGGAACATATATACTAGATCCTTCATTGCTATTTAAGTTGTCATATGAAGATAAAATTACATCAGACTGTCTACCATAATAATCAGCCAATACAAAACCTATTTGATATGTTCTATTTTGTTTTACAGTACTATAAGGATATTCTGTAGCGTAATCAGAATATCTAGCATCTCTTGGAGAAAAACTAGTTCTATAATCTATAGTTGCTGGTGGAGTCATTCGCTCTGTATAATTACCATATACTATTCTATTAGCTATTAACTCTTGACCCAAAGCTTTAACCGGAACTTTATCATAAACTCTAGTTGTTTGTCCTTCAGGTAATGTTTTATAAGGTTTATTAGATTTATAATCATAATCTATATAGTTTTTTGTAACAAAACCTGTAATATCATCATCATAATTTATAGAAGTTGTTGATGATAAAGCTGATACTTCAATAGTATCTAATACTTTTACAGCTAACGCATCTGATTCTCTATATAAAACATCTATTTCTTTTACTTTATAAACAGTATTTAATTCTGTAAGATTAGTAGGTACAGGTATTTTTAATTTTATACTATCTATATCATTCTCAAACCACTGTAAAATAGTACTCGTATACGCGTCTACCTCGTCTTGATAATAGTTTACATCTTCGCCTGTGTCAGGTGTTAGTTGACCTAAACTAAATTGACCAAACTGCTTAGGCACAAACATTATTTGGGTAAATGGTGCCATTAAAGAATATTCATTATTTTCATATCTAAATCTATAACTAAATCTTATAAATCTATCTTCTAAAAATTTAGAATCACCTTTAAAATTAGGATTATAATCTGGATTTGAACCTATTGTTATAACATCAGTTGCTTGAAAACCCGTAGCATTTGCACCTCCTACAGAAACAGGACCTGTCATTGATTTATCAAATGTAATTCTCCATCTATTAAAAGAAGTGTTACTAAGAGCTATTGTAGCTACTCTTAAATCATAATAAGGTAAAGTAGTTCCTGAACCTGTACTTTGTAGTTTAACTATGTCTCCTACTCTAGGTAAACCACCAAAAGTAGGATCTGTTATTTCTATATCTGTTCCTTGTTGACCTACTGCGTCTACAGTTTGAATAGAAAAATTAGACAAATACTGCTCACTAGTATTTTGCATTGTGGTTCTACTAAAATCAATTATAGTACCAGTAGGTATTACAGCAGCTTGTGCTGGAGTTCCAGTTGTTGTAGCAGGAGAAACTTTAAAAGTATCAAAAGGAGCAACAGTACTCACTATTTCTGTAACTTTAACTGGTGGTGTTTGATTATTTATTTCTAAAGTACCAGGTGATTGAGTTTTATTATTAACAGTAACTATATCACCTACTTTTATATTAGGACAACTAGTGGTAAGTACAATTTGAGTGCTTGTAGTTCCAGCTTTAACAATAGCTGTTGTTCTTTCTAAAGGAATAATAGGATCGTAAGGATAATATTGTGCAACAGATATTTGAGCTTCAGTTGTATAAGCGTTGGGTTGTTGAGCTGTAATAACATTTATTCTTCTTGGTTGATTAAAATTGTCAGTCCAAAATAATAAATTATCTATTAAATTAACACCATATATAGGATATTGAGTACTAAAATTTAACCAATACCCATTAACTAATGTTGTTATAGAATAAGTACTTAAATTAACTTGTAATATATTACATGTATTTGAACTAGTAGCTCTAGTATTACCATCATAATTAGTGCTAAATAAATAAGCTATATTATTTGTTTCATCAACAAAATGACCTATTACATGACAATTAGTACCCGGTAAAGTATAACCAGTGTTTCCTAAAACATTTTCAAATTCACCAACAGTATCACCTTCTGATCTACTAATCAATAAATTGATAGCTTCTCTATACTCACCATCTGGTAGAATACGAGAGTCAAAATCTTGATTCATTCTCCCTTTAAGAAAATTATTTTTTATTTCTGGCATTTAATTAATGTTTTATCCATTTAGATTTATTACGCATAACTTGTACTATTTCATCTAATTTAATATTAGATAATCTTATTTTAGCATTTCTTAACGCAGCGTATCTTTGTCTTTTATATTGTGGAGCTATTTGAACCGTATCTCTTCTAGTAGACATTATACTATAAAGCAAGTGCTGATACATAGCTTCTTCAGCTAGTTTAGGAACTTTACTGTCTAAGTCGTAAGCTAAACCATCAGATATATATTCTAATAATATTAATTTATTTTTTAAGTCACTAGAAAAATTAAAAGTTCCTCTTTTGTTATCAATATTAAACCAACCATTCATTTGCATATTAACAGGATCACCTCCATATCTTTGACCATACCAACCACCTACTCCATAAGCATTTTCACCAAACCAATCATACATGAATAAATCAGGATTATTTGAATCTAAAGGCCAAAAACCTGTTATATTACTAGGGTTTGATTTCTGCCATTTTTCATTTATAACAGAAGTTCCATCTACATTGTCTCCAAAATTATCTTGAACTATTTGACCTTCGTCACTTTGAATTGGAGCTTCCCATGGACTACTAGTTAATTGAGTTGGATATATTGTATGTTTTACTCCTAACCCATCTATCCAGGATAATTTAACATAATTAACATAATCTTGAGGAATTGTTAATGAAAGGTTATCTGGTACTGTTAATTCCTGAGATTTAATACTTTTTAAAGTATCATAGCTAAACTCTTGTAAACCTCTTTTAGCATGAAATATTACATCTGTTCTATTAACTCTAGGTATTAATTTATCTTGGCCAACATAACCCACTATAAAATTATTAACAATATCTTTTAAAGATATATATTCATAACCACCATAATTGTTTTGTAGTGCTTCTTGTTTAAGTTGTACTTTTACATAAGTTCCTATAGGTTGCTGCGCTCCTAACACTATAACATTGTTATTTTTAGCGCTTGATAAAGTAAAAGTAGTTATAAATGGAGCCCACTGATTAATACCGTTAGGACTTGTATAAATAAGAAAATTATTTAATGGATAGTCAGGATCATTTGGATTCCAACTAGTTGAGCTACCTAATACTAAAGGAGTATTAAACGTAAAAGTATATGTAGCTGTAGCAACAGGAGTATATATGATCTGCGCGCCCGCGTAATATTGTACATTTTGTTCTTGGATTAATCCTCCGTCTGGTCTAGGCATATCTTATTGTTTTGAGTTTTGTTCTTCTTGTAACACTTCTTGTTGAGCTACTTGTATTATTGTTGGATCATTTATTATAACTCCCGCATAAGCTAATACTCTTGTAATAACATTAGATTGTTCTGATATATTTAATTCAAAATTTGTAGAAGCAGCTTGATTATATTCAAACTGACCTAAATTACCTACACCATAACCCCATACTACATCAGCTGGTGTTTTTAAATACGAAAAAGTAATATCAGCAGGTGTTATTATAGTTGTAGGATATACGTATAATTTATTATTCTCATATAAATATATAGGAAAATTAGTTGTTGGTTGAGTAAGTGGAGAAAGTAATAATTGAGTTATTTCATTTCTTTGTGCATATTGAGTTAATTCAGAACCTTTATAGAAAACAGTTCCTAATCTATACACGTCAGTTGGTACTAATGTAAAAGGATTGGTTCCAGCTGTAGTACCAGTTTTTTGGAAGAATTGTAGATTTTCTTCTATATTTTTTACACGATTAGCATACTCCGTGTCATTTTGTGGCAAACGATATTGTTGATTTAAATCATCTTCATACTTTTCAAATATATTTAGCTGAACCTGCGTAGCAACCTTGTTGAACTCGTCAGGTGTCATATATCCTCTTTGTTGTTGATTAAGTATTAATAAGACTGTTTTGTATACAGTGTTTACATTTATTGCCATTCTAGTATATTTTTATAATAAAAGGCGGCGTTAACCGCCTTATATTAGTATTACATGTTAAGAGATTTTTTTCTCTATAGTTTTATAAACCTCAACACCTTCATCTGTTTTAAACCACGCAGCTAATGCTGAGTAAGGGTTTTCATCAAAAGGTACTGTCATAAGTTTACGTTTATTAGAACCAAAAGTAAAACTTCTTTGATCTTGTGAAAGCTCTATAATTCCAGCTTCCGTAGCTTTAATACCAAAGTTTCTTAACATTACATTATCATCTTTTGCTAATTCAATAAATAATTTTGCATTTTTCTTAGCAAATAATAATATATCTCTTTTTAGTTCTTTAGACGATAGATCTGTTACAGAGTTACCCATTTCTACTCTAAGGATAGCTTCTATTTGTTCTACATCCATTTCTTTAGCAGCATTTAAAGCTAAAATTTCTAGTTCTAAATTTACTAATTCATCTTGAGCTATTGCTTGAGGTTTTAATTCTGAATATCTTTTGTCCCTATCCGGGTGATATAAAGATAAAAGCTTTTGTAAAGCTTGTTCTTGTTTAGGAACAATCAATGTTCCATCTTTAAACATAATATGTTGTAATGTAACTTCGCCTTTTTGCTCATCTACAAATGGTGAAGATTGATTAGTAGCATATCTTAACGCTCTTTGAGTGTTTGTCTCTGTATCAAAATATAATAACGGATATTTTTCCGTATGTCTTGATTTTAACGTGAACGTTAATGGTTCTTTATTTCCTCTTAAAAAATAAGTTCTATCTTTTATTTCCCAAGTGTCTTTGACCTTGGATTCTTTTTCTTTTGTTTTTGACATAATATAATATAATTAAATAGTTAAAGGTATTGGGCGCCGAAGCGCCCTAACCTTATATAAAAATTAAGCTGTGAATAATACGAAATTATTTCTTGCTTGTACACATAGACATCTTTCTGATAAGAAATTAACTTCCATAGCATCAAGAGTAGAAGTTTGTGCACCGCCAACAGAACCTGTTAACCATGACTTCATTCTTCTATCATCAGCTTGAGAAGCTCTATATCTTACATGTAAGAAAGGTCTTCTAATATTTGTTCCTAGTAATTGATCGTAAACTGTAGAAGTTCCAGCAGGAATTAATACACCATCGATGTTATCACCGTTAACAAAATTAGTAGAACCACCTCTTGTAGAAGCGTCGTTTAAGTATTTCCACGATGTTTTGTAGAAATCATATGAACCTCTTCTAAAACCAGAGAATCCTAAGTTAAGCGCCATATCTTCAGAGTTTTCAAATACACCGTAAGATGTACCTCCAGCTCCGTAAGAATTTTGTTGTGCTAGCATGTTATCAAATAGTAACTCAGTTTTTCTATCTAAGAAAAGCATGTTTTCTTCAATAGCTCCTTGAGTATCTAGGTTTTCTAACACAGCATCAAAATCCTGTAAAGATCCAGCATATCCAGAAAGTACATTACCACCATTGTTAATAGCTGAGAATAAACCTTCAGTACCTATTGTACCAGCAGGCGCAGCAGCAGCGGCAGGGAAACTAATGTTTCCAGCAATTGCAGCAGCTTGTACAGCATTTGCTAATTCACCTTCAATCATTGCCATTTCTAAGTAATCTTCGAATCTCATTCTAGTTTCACCTTCAGCTTTTAGATACCATAAGTATCCAGAGTTACCATCTTCAGTAGCAACCTCAACCCAACCGATTTGAGCTGTATCAGAACCAGATACCGCGTATCTATCTCTAATAATAATTGGTTTGTTACTAAATGTAGTTAACTGAGGCTGAATAGATTGACCAGTAGCACCTTGAGAAGGTCCTACAGAACCTTTTCCAAATTCAGAACCGTATACAAATACTTTTAATACAGCACCTGTACCAGCAGCAGCAGCGTTAACAGCAGCTCTAGTATAAGGAATTACATCAAAGTTTTGAGCACCACCAGCACCACCTTGACCGTTAGCTCCTGTAGCAGTTACAATAGCTTTTACAGTAAACGATGGATCAGCAGGATCCATGATTACCACAGTCATGTTAGGGAAAATAGTGTTCACTTGGCCAGCAGCGATAGTAAGTCTATTACCACCGTTTGCACCTACAGCAGAACAAGCTACACCATCGTAAGAGATGTGTAATCTGTTTTGCTCAGACCAAACTACTTGATCAGACATCATTGGCATTTCAGCGCCAACCATTCTTAAGAAGCCACCTAACGTTCTGTTTCCATAACGCTCTACCTCTGCTTCATAAATTTCTGGTAGATATTGTTGTGCGAAGTCGTTTCCTCCACCACTGTTAAAGTTTAAATAATTAGTAGTTAAAGCTTGAGTGGTTAACGAAGGTAGTAAACTTCCAAATTGAGGACTTAATACACCCATAATAATTGTTTTTAATTGTTAAATTTACTTCGTTTAATTCTAAGTTTCGAACTATCTACACCGTCTATAGCTTTGACCTTAAGACCTCCTATGAAAATATCACCAGACGCTTGTCTAGCTTCAGTTGATGGGTTTTTAGATCCTTCAACTACATTTTTAATTCCATCTGATTTCCCTTGCTCATAGAAATGATTAACAATTCTGTCTATATTCTGTGCAGCATACATAGCTTTGTGATAACCTCTCGTATCTTTAACATTTCCTTCTTTGTCTAAGAACTTCTCGACGAAGTTGTTTAGATTAGATTGATTCTCAGCAACTGCATTGGGATCTTTGACACCATATCTAAATTTCTTTTCTCCAACTTCGAAATCAAAACCTTTGAAATCATCAGAGAACATCTGGTTAGTGTTGTCAATGAATTTTTTATGCTTTTGCTCAGCTATTTCTTGTTCATTGTTATAGCGGTTGAAGAATTCCATAGCCTTTTGCTGCTCTTGCGTTACGCCGGGCCTCAACTTGATTTCGTCGTAATATTTTTGCTTTAAGCTTTCTAAATGGTTACGTGCTTCTGCAACTGCTTCTTTTTTAGCGAGTTTTATTTTTCTGATGTCTCGCTCTTCATCAGTATCTGTGTCATACGTAAACTGATCTTCCATGATAAAAGAAACTTCATCATCAGTAAGATGTGGTTTAGTATTTTTATAATATTCTTTTAATAAAACATCTTCATTTACATTAGAATAATCTGCATTTAATCTAACATAATCTTGAATATCACCACCAGTTTCTTCCATAAACTTTACTAGTTTTTCCACATTGTCTGGTAATACAACTTTTTTAATAGGTTGTAATTCTGGTTGTTCTATTACTTTTTCTTTTTTAACTTCTTCTTCTGTTACTTCTTGGATTGGAGAAATCCCTTCAGTAGTCTCACTGGACTTTTGTACAGATTCTCCCATCTCTGCGCTATCTCCGGATGGTTCTTCCACAGGAACCTCCTTTGTTTCTCCGATTTGAATGGCATCGTCTTCTTGTTTTTTAGTTAAATCTACTTTTACAGGTTCTTCTGCTTTTACATTAGGATCTTTAGTAAGATCAACTTTAACAGGTTCTTCTTTAGTAGCGTTATATTTTTTCATTTTAGGTTTTGATTTCATTTTCATATCTCCACCTTCTGATTTGACTTCTTGAGTCACCTCAGGTTTTTTTGTTTCTTTTGTTTCTGACATAATATAATAATATAAAATTAGTTAAAATCCGAATTATACTTCGGGTGTTGATTGTTCAAAATCTGTAGGCATTAAATTCATTTTTCTTTGCTCAATCATTTTACTTTGTTGAGTGCCTTCCATTTTTGTTCTTTTATCTTTACGATCTTCGATCATATTTTCTTTAGTAGTCATAGCTTCTACTTCCATTCTTTTCAATTCAAGATCATACATGTGCTTAATTTCCATTTCTTCTCTTTTTATTTGAGCTTGAGTTTGAATTTTCTGTATTTCCATTTGATTTTTCGCTTGCTCATACTGTACGTTAGCAGCTGTTAAAGCTTGTTGTTTTTGCATTTCAACTTCAGCAGTAGCTTGAGCTGCTTGAGCTTTAGCCATTTCTTGAGCTTGAGCAACTTGTTTTTGTTGCTCTTGAGCCATTTTTTGTTTTTGTTTACGTTTTTGTTTTAAAACATCATTAGCAAGCTTAAGATTTTTAATTCTTCTAATATCAATAGCATCTTCTAAATCTATACCACCTTGTTGTAAAGACATTTGTATGTTTTGTTCTAACATAGCTTTTTCTTCTTCTTCAGGTTCTAATTCTAAGTAAATACCAAAATCATGAAGAGGTAAATTTTGTATCTCCGCTAAAGTACCTACATTGTAAGTAGATATAGAGCTTTTCAAAGAGTTTAAAGTAAGCGGATTTTTTAATGAATCAGCAACCTTTAATGAAATATTTTCACATGTTCTAACTGTTAACCATAAACTAGCTTGCATTACATGTCTAGTAGCTGTATTAGACGCGTTAACTGCCATTTTTTGTAAACCAATTAGAGTGTCTTTTTCTGGCATACTACCATCTCTAGCTTCATTTAACCCAGTACAATCTCTTATCATTTGTAAATAATATTGATAAGTTTGAATTAAACTAGCTATTTTACCTTGACCACTTGAGGTTTGTAATTCTTGAATAGGAACTTTACCTGGATTCATGTCTCCCTCTTGAGTTAATGATCTACCAACTATCGAACCAGTTTGGAAATACATATTCAATGCTTCAGCTGGATTATAATTTGTACCATTACCAAGATCAACCTCAGCAAGTCCGTCCATATCTAAAAACACACCATCAGGTACTGTACGAGAAATAACTTGTTGTAGTTTTAAATGCGTTAGCTGTATCATATCAGCAAAACCAGTAATTCTACTTACAATAGAATCAATACGTCCTTTGTATAATCTAGGAGCACAAATGGTGTAACTCATTTCAACTCTAGTTGTATCAGCCATAGGACGAGTCATATTCTTAGCTAATTCCCATTGAATTAATTCATTGTTTCCAATTACTTTTACACCTTTATATAATACTTCTATTTTTCTTTCTATTCTTTTGAACTTATCATTAGCAGGAGGATTAAAAGTATCAGTTTTTTCTATTGTTTTTTCTAATCCATTATCGTTTTCTTTAATCTTAAATACTTGGGTGTTATATGTTTTATATTCAAAAAACAAAACTTGCACAGTATTTTGATCATAAGTTTGCCAACCATATAAATTTTGACTTGTATATGCTTTTGTTTGTTGTATTTTAGTTAACTGATCTTCAGTTAAATGAGGAAACTGTTTAGCTATTTCAGGAATAGTTAAAGGCTTTACTTCTCCTACATAATATATGTCTTCAAAATGTGGATCTTCTGTATAAGAATATATTAAATTAGCTGGATCAACATAATCTACTGTTACACCATTTGCTGGATTCCAACTAGTTTTAGCACAACCAATTCCTAAAGTAACAAGATCATAGTTAAATCTCTTTTTTACATTGTCAAATCTATTTTTAGCTAAAGTATTTTCTATAACTTCTTCTTCAGCTATTTCAACAGATTCTTTATACGAAAGTTGCATATGTAAATCTAATTCTTCAGGTGATTCAGGAAGATTTTCTTGATCTGTTTGAAACTCGTTTACTCCTAAACCTTGTTGTAGATTTTGTAGATAAGGTTTAGCAGCCATGTCTTGTAAAATAGAAGTAGCGTAATCTGTTCTTTTCTTTAGTGATACAGGATCTTGAGCATAAGCTTTTATTTCATACGATTTATTATTCATTCCATTAGCCACTATATCTACAAATTTAGATATAACTGGAACAGGTTTCCAATCTAAATTCATATAAGACATATCACCATTAATAGCTAACTCGTCTTTATATTTTTGAACTGGTTGTTCTCCTCTAGCATATAATCTTAAGGTATGAAATCTATTATATGAAGTAGCAAATCTAGTACCATTACCACCTTGTCTCCACCATTCACTTTCAATAGCTTGAGCTACTCTTCTACCATAGTCTATGGAAGCTTTCTCAGCATCTGGTACAGTCTGGCTTGGAAAAGCGCTATTTGGATTTGCGTATGTATTCATTTATTTAATTATTTTTGATAATGTTCCTTTATTATCATATTTTTTTATACCTAAATCAATTGGTTTTCTTTTTCTTCTACTAACTGGCGCGTATCTATTTTTGTTACAAGCCATTATAGCAAGACCCGAACTTATAGAAGCATCATGACTTGTTCTATTATTAATGTCAAAAGCAGCCCAATCTTCTAATGTTCTTTGAAAATATAAATCTCCATAACTATCCCCGTTAAATCCTATAGAATTTTCTATATAAGATTCAATTGCTGCGGCGTGAGCTTGTTTTATATCTTCACTTGAATTAGGTATACCACCTATTTCTTTTTCTGTTACTGACAATTTATTCCAAACCTTATCAGGTCTGTTCATTGAAAAACCTCTATAACCTCTACGTTTAAAATGATAGAGTAATCTAGGTTTATTATTTTCTACTAATATTGGCATACCATAAAATATGCAAGCCATTAGTACGTCTTCAAAAAATATTTCTGCTGTTTGAGGTCTAGCTATATATTCTAAAAAGAAATGATCAGCTGGTGCATTTTCCATACTAAATTTAGTAAGTCCATGTAGTGATCCATTAGAACCTCGTTTATCTACTGTTCCTGATATATCATAAGGGTCGCAACCAAAAGCTCCCATGTGTTCATTACCAGCATATTTAACTCCATTTTTTTCTATGTATCTATTTTGTAGATTTGCATCCGGTATCCAAGTTACAAAAAATCTACCTTGATTACTAGGTGCGAATATAACTCTAGTATCTTTTATACCATTTTGCCATAAAAAATTACCTTGAGTTACAGCGGATTTATTATTAGAATCTTCATTAAAATCTATTTGTTGATATATTTTAGTTAGATTAAATAAAGATGATTTAGACTCGTCCCTAAACGCGTGTTTAGTTGTTCTAGGAAATTGTCTATAAAATTCGTTTAAAGCATCTTGATCATTTTTTAATCCATCAACTTCGTTTTCCCAATATTCGATAACCCCGAGATCAATAAATTCTCCTTGTGGTCCTTCAACTTCGTTAGTTGGGGTATTGAAGACAGGTAAGCCATAAGAATCAATGTATCCTTCGTAGTTCCATTCCATAGGTATGAACAAAGAATATAGTCCCGAGCTAGTCTGTCCATTGCGGTTTCTTTTTGTAACATCTGAGCTATCATATAATTTTTTAAAATTTCTACCTCCTTTATCTAAAGCGTTAGATGTTGATCCCATCATACACTTACCAATAATTCTAGAACCTAGTCTAAGTGTAGTTTTAGTAACACGCCAGTTGTTAAGAATATTATTTGGTTTTTCCCATTTACCAGATTCATCGTGAACTAATAGTTTTAGCTTTTCACCATCATAAGAGTTATCCCCTGTGTTTTTCCAGTCAATAGTTGTATCTAATCCTTGTAAGTCTATAGCGTCGCTTCCTGCTTCTATACTTCTTCTAGTAAACTTAGATGCTGGAACTCTATAAGCTAATTCTGTTTTAGGTCGATCCATACCATCTTGAATCGGTTTAAAAAAGAAAGGATAG